GCGCGGTCAAGCGCGTGCTGCAGCCGGGCTGCAAGTTCGACTATTGCCTGGTGCTGGAAGGGCCGCAGGGCAAGGGCAAGAGCACGGCGCTGCGTATCCTCGGTCGCGACTGGTTTGGCGACACCGACCTCGATCTGTCGCACAAGGATTCGATGTCTGCCCTGCGCGGCAAGTGGGTGTATGAGATCGCCGAACTGGGCGCGCTGGCGCGCAGTGAAGAGAAGCGGCAGAAGAGCTTCCTGTCGCGCACGATCGACGAGTATCGCCCGGTGTATGGCCGGCGCGAGATCAAGGCGCCGCGCCAGCTGGTGTTCGGCGGCAGCACCAACGAATTCGAGTGGAACAAGGACCCGACCGGCGGCCGACGCTTCTGGCCGGTGGAGTGTCATGGCGAGTTCAATCTCGACGGCCTGCGCGATGTGCTCGATCAGCTGTATGCCGAGGCGCGGGTGCTGGTCGAGGCCGGCGCGCCCTGCCATCCCTCGGCGGAGGAGCAGCGCACGCTGTTCGATCCAGAGCAGCTCAAGGTCGAGCAACAGGACAGCCTGGTCGATGCGGTGCATGACTGGGTGTGGGGTCGCATTGCCGACTTCTCGATCTATGACGTGGCGGCCGATTGCCTCAAACTCGACGCCTCGAAACTTACGCGCGACCTGCAGACCCGCCTCGGCATTGCCCTGCGCAAGCTGGGCTGCACGCGCATCGAAAAACGCAACGGCATGATCCGGTACTGGTACAAGCCTCCCGTCAAGAACGAGGCGTCGTCGAAGACTGGCGTGTCTGCGCAGCATGGCTTGGAGGTCGACGATGTCGGTTTCTAAGCCCACAAGGTCCGGAAGGTGGGGAGCAGGTTGGGAACCTGCAAACCCGCACCAGATGGGCTTCTTCCTAACCTTCCTAACCTTCCGAACCTGTTCCTCCCCGCGCGTACAGGCGCGTGTGCATGCGTATGCACGGGGGCGCGCGGACGCGCGTGCGCGCGCACCCCTGCCTCATTTAACGTTAGGAAGGTTAGGAAGGTTAGGAACAAGACCGTGCCATCAGGGTTTCCGGCTTCCCAACCTCTGCCCAACCTCTCCGAGGTTAGGAACATGATCCCCGCGGAAACCGCACGTATGCGCCGGTGCTTCAAGGTCGCCGCGGTCTGGGCGGGTTGGACGGCGGACGACCAGGCGGAGATCTCGGCCGCGATCCGCGCCGCCCTCGATGCCGGCGATCCGGAGATCCTCGCCTGCTGGCAGGCCTGGCTTGAAGACATGAGCGGCCTTGAGCGCATGACGGCCCTGTGCCGCGCCGCCGAGGCGCGCATCAATGCAGATAAGAAGCGAGACAAAAGATGAAAGTTACCATCGATACATCAGGGCTGATGCGGATAGAGGCACGACTGGCCAGCATGGATAAGCAGTCGCGGTACGCCATGGCGCGGTCACTGAATGCTGCGGCCTATAAGGCGAGCAGGGATGTCGCCAAGGAGATCGGGCGCGTCTTCGATAAGCCGACGCCATGGGTATTGGGGTCGGTGCGCTATGTCAAGGCGACAAAGGACCGGCTACAGGCAAAGGTTGATTTCGATTCGTGGGGTAATAAACAGAGTGTCACTGTGGCACATGTGTTGCGGTCCCAGATATTCGGTGGTCGGCGTAAGTTGAAGCGTCACGAGGTCGCACTGCAGCGTGCTGGCGTGCTGCCGCCTGGACACGCCATCGTGCCTGGGTCGGCAGCACGAAGGGATCAGTACGGCAACATGAGCTCCGGCCAGATTGTGCAGATCATGTCCTGGTTCAAGAGCTTCGGCGAGCAGGGCTACAGTGCCAACATGCTTGACAAGGGCCGCACCCGATTGGGGCGCGACAACAAGCGAACGGGTAAGCGTGGCTTTGCCTACTTCATGCTGAGAAAGAAGCACGGAAAGTTGTTGCCTGGTATCTATCAGCGCTTCGACTTCGGCGACATGGGGTCGGCAGTCAAGCCGGTAATGCTCTTCATTCCAATACCGGCATATCGCCGTGCGCTTGACTTCTATGGTGTGGCGAAACGATCGGCCATCGCAGAGTTCAAAGCGCAGTTCCCGAAGATGATGCAAGAAGCAATGAGGACGGCTCGATGATCGCGGGTCCTCCCTGGCCACCCTATGCACGGGTAATTCGCACCCCGTGTTCTCTCTAGTCACGGGGTTTTTCTAAGGGGGTTATGTGATTGATCTGTCAGCAATAGTTACACAGAGGCAGTTTGGTGAGCTGGTCGGAATCAGTCAGCCTGCGGTGTCTGACCTGCTGATGCGTGGCGTGCTGACCGATGGTGGGGCTTGTGGCGCGTGGTTGATGGCGTATTGCGGTCATCTGCGCGAGACCGCAGCGGGGAGGGTGGCTGCCGGTGACCTTGATCTGGCCGGCGAACGCGCTGCGCTCGCCCGGGCGCAGCGCGAGCGGATCGAAATGCAAAACGCTGTCACGCGCGGCGAACTGGCGCCGGTGATCCTGATCGAGGAAGTGCTGACCAAGGCGGCATCGAAGGTGGCCGGCATTCTCGATGCTATCCCTGGCATGATTCGCCGCCGGGTGCCGTTGCTCACGGCTGACGATATTGATCTGGTCGCTGGCGAAGTGGCCAAGGCGCGCAACACGGTGGCTAAGATGTCGCTGGCTGATCTGTCTGATGCCGACTTGCCCGACGATGCCGCCGTCCCGCCAGTGCAGACTTTTGAGGGCGATGCCTGATGGACATGACCGAACACACCCGGTTCGTGATGCCGATGCTGGAAAGGCATCTGCTGTGCGGCCTGGATGCGTTCGGCGTGCCTTCTCCAATGTCGCTCGACGACTGGGCGCGCGAGCATTTTTACTTGTCGGCGGAATCCTCATACGTTGAGCAGCAGTGGTCACCATGGTGGTTTCAGCGCCCGATCATGTCCTGCATCAGCAACGACGACATCGCCGAAGTTAATTGGCGCAAGTCAGCCCGCGTCGGCTATACCAAGATCATCCTCGCCGCCGTTGGCTATTTTGCCCAGCACAAGCGCCGCAATCAAATTCTCTGGCAGCCGACCGACGATGACCGCGATGAGTTCGTCAAGACCGAGCTCGACCCGATGCTGCGCGACGTCGCTGTCATGGAAACCGTCTTCCCGGCCTACCTTAAGCGTGACAAGGACAATACGCTGCAGGCCAAGAAGTTCCTCGGGTCAATGGCCCACATGAAGGGTGGCAAGGCCGCGAAGAACTACCGCCGCATCAGCGCCGACGTGGCCTATCTCGATGAATACGACGCCTTTGACCCGAACATCGAAAAGGAAGGCGACGCTGGCGCGCTGGCCGCCAAGCGCATCGAAGGCGCCACCTTCCCAAAGCTGGTAATCGGCACCACGCCGAAGCTCAAAGGTTTCAGCAACATCGAAAAGCGCGAGAAGTCAGCCGACATCATCCTGCGCCCTGCCGTGCCGTGCCCAGACTGCGGCGAGTTCCACCCCATCACATGGGGCGGCAAAGACGAACCGCACGGCATGAAATGGACGGACGACAACCCCGACAGCGTGCGCCACCTTTGCCCGCACTGCGGATCGCTGATCGACCAGGCGCAATACCTCGCCATTGCCGGCGCCGAAACCGGACGCTATCAGTCCGAGGACGGTATCACGCTCGACCTGGCTGGCGTCTTCCGCGATGCCGCCGGCGACATCATCCGCCCGCCGCGCCACGTCGCCTTCGTTGAGACATGGAGCGCATACAGCCCGAACGTAAGCTGGGCCGGCATCGTGCGCGAATTTCTCGCCGCCTACCGCGAAGGTGGCGAAGGAAAAAAGGAAAAGCTGCAGACGTTTTGGAACACCACGCTCGGCGAATACTGGGCCGAAGCCTTCGAGAAATCCGACGAAAACGAACTGCGCGCCCGCGCCGAACCCTACCCTCTGGAACGCGTGCCCATGGGCGGCCTGCTGCTGCTGGCTGGCGTCGACACACAGCCCAATCGCCTTGAATGCGTCGTTTGGGCATATGGCCGTGGCTGCGAAAAGTGGGCAGTCGCCCACCGTATCTTCTTCGGCAATCCAGACGAAGAAGAAGTCTGGCACGACCTCGAAGAATTCATCTTCGAAACAGACTTCCCCCACGCCAGCGGCCAGCGCCTGCGCATTGCCGGCACAGCCATCGACACGCGCGGCCACAATACTCACGCCGTCTACAACTTCTGCGCCCGGCATGCCCGCCGCAAAGTCTTCGCCATCGGTGGCCGCTCTGGCCGTGAGAAGCACATCCGCGACGGTGCCAGCAAAGTCGACATCGACTGGAAAGGTCGCCTGCGCAAGAACGGCCTCGTGCTGTGGTGGGTCGGCACCAATCATGCCAAGGACTTGATCTATGGCCGCCTGCAAATCACTCGCCCAGGTCCTGGCTACATGCACTTCAGCCAGGAGCTGCCAGACGAATTCTTCAAGCAATTCACCGGCGAAGCCCGCACCACCCGCCGCACCACGCGCGGCGAAGAATCCACCTGGACAGCCACCCGCAAGCGCGTGGAGACATGGGACTGCACCGTCTACGCCGTCTGGCTCGAAACCTACTTTGATCTGTCGAAGAAGGGCGTCAAGTTTTGGGACGACCTGGAGGCAAAGGTTCAGCCGATGGTCGCGGATCTGTTCGCCGCGCCGCCCTTGGCTGGCAGCGTGCAGACGTCTACACCGACCCCGGCCGCCTTGCTGCCCCTGCGCCCGCAACCCGCCGACCACGGCTTCGGCAGTGAAGGATGGAACCTATGATGACCCACGCCCCTCGTGCAACCCGTGTCACGCCGGCGACGCTTGAAAAAGATGTGTCTGTCAGCTCATGGAATGACCTGGTGCGGGCCCTGGGCGATCAGTTCGGCATGTCTGAAAAGGTGGCAGTGCTGGTGTTGTCCGAGCTTTCCGCCTGGCACGGCAAGGGCTACAAAAGCAGCCTGTGCATTACCTCTGCCGACGTCAAGGAAATCAAGGTCGATGAAGTGCGCCGCGACTTCAACGGCCGCAATCATTCCGAAGTGATGCAGCTGCACAGCATCAGCCAGCGCACGCTTTACCGGATTATTGGCCAGCGCGGTTAGGTTTTGCCACTTTTGCGAGAAATGGCAAAGCCGTTTAGCCATGATGCCTGCACTCCCTGCAGGAGACCTACATGGCCTTTACAACGACTGACCTGGCGGCGCTTGACAGCGCCATCGCCTCTGGCGAATTAACCATTCGCACGAACGACCGGCAAGTGACCTACCGCAGCATCGATGAGCTGAAGACAGCGCGCGAGCTGGTCGTCTCCGGCCTGGCCGCGCAAGCGGCGACCTCCCGCCTCTATCCGCGCCACCAGTTGGCCGATTTTTCGGACAACTGACATGGCCAACATCATCGACAAAGCCATCGAATACATGGCCCCCGGCGCCGCTCTCAAGCGTGCCCATGCCCGCCGCGTGCTGGCCTATTACGAAGCCGCGAAAGCCGACCGCATGCGCAAAAACCGCCGCGAGACAGGCAGCGGCAACGACGCCGTGCTGCGTGCCGGCGCCAGCTTGCGGCAACAGGCGCGCCACTTCGAGCAGAACTATGACATCGCTTTGGGCGTGCTCAACACGCTGGTCACCAACGTCGTTGGCGCCAATGGCATCGGCGTCGAGCCGCAGCCGCGCCGCGCCGACGGCAGCATCCACATCGAATTCGCCCGCGAGCTGCTCGACCTCTGGAAAGACTGGTCGCTGAAACCTGAAGTCACCTGGATGCACGACCGTCCGAGCATGGAACGCATGCTCGCCCGCGTCTGGTTCCGCGATGGCGAAGTCTTCGGCCAGACCGTCGAAGGCCCGGTCCCCTACCTCGAACACGGCACGCGCGTCCCGCTATCCATCGAAATGATAGAGCCGGACTTTGTGCCGATGGATCTGCAATCGGTGACCCCGCTGATCCAGCAAGGCATCGAAATTAACGCCTGGGGCCGTCCCACCGGTTACCACGTCTATAAATCAAACCCGCTCGAATCCGGGCCGATCGGCGGCCGTGGCCAGACCAAGCGCCTGCCTGCCGACCGCATGCTGCACCTGGCCACACGGCACCGCATCCGCCAGATGCGTGGCGTCTCGATATTCGCCTCGGTGCTCAACCGCTTTGACGACCTCAAAGATTACGAAGAGTCCGAGCGCATCGCCGCCAAGGTCGCCGCCTCGATGGCTGCCTTCATCAAAAAAGGCGCGCCCGACATGTACGACCCTGGTGATGGCACCGCGGCGCAGCGCAATATGAAGTTTAGGCCAGGCATGGTGTTCGACGATCTTCGTCCCGGCGAAGAAATCGGCATGATCGACACCAACCGGCCGAACCCCAACCTCGAAACCTATCGCAGCGGCCAGCTTAAAGCCGTCGCCGCCGGCACCGGTCCCACATTCAGCAGCCTGTCCAAGACCTACGACGGCACCTACAGCGCCCAGCGGCAGGAACTGGTCGAAGGCTGGTTGGCCTATCAGACGCTGTCGGCAGAATTCATTAACCGCATCAGCCGGCCGATCTACGAGAAGTTCGCCGCACTCGCGCTGCTCTCCGGTGCCGTCCGCCGCCCGCCCGATGTCGTGCTCGAAACGGTGAATGACGCAGTTTACATCCCGCCGCAAATGCCCTGGATCGACCCGAAGAAGGAGGCCGAAGCCTGGGGCATGCTCGAAGACCGCGCCTACATCAGCGGCCCCGAGATCATCCGCAAAAGCGGACGGCACCCCATCGATGTCCTGGAGCAGCAATCCCGCTGGCTTAAAGAAAAAGAAGCCCGCGGCATCCCCGTCGATGCCGGCCAGACAGCAGCCCCCGCCGTCCCGCCAGCGCCGACTTTTGACGAAGCAGAAGGTGATGAAGGCGCACGCCGTCGCACCTGAAGCGATTAACTTTTTAAAGGAGCCACCACCATGAAACTTACCAGACTGATCCTCGCTGGCCTGCTGTTCGCCGTCACCTCATTCGCCAACGCCGGCGCCCTTACCGATTACGCCGAAAACAAGGCCGTCGATGCGCTATTGCGCGGCCAGGCCCTCGGTGCGCCAGCCACAGGGCATGTCGGCCTGTTTACCTCCTGCCCGACCGACAGCGCCGCCGGCACAGAAGTCACCGGCGGCAGCTATGCCCGCGTCGCCATTACCAGTTCGCTGGCCAATTGGGCGGGCACCCAAAGCGCCGGCAGCACTATCGCGTCGAGCGGCACCGGCGGCACCACCAGCAACAACGGCGCGATCACCTTCCCGGCGCCCACGGCCAACTGGGGCACGGTGACCTGCTGGGGAATCTTCGACGCCGCCACCGCCGGCAACCTCTGGATTTATTCCACCCTGACGACCTCGAAAACCATCAACAGTGGCGACGCAGCCCCGAGCTTCGCAGCCGGCGCGGCGACCTTCCAGATCGACAACTGATGTTGCATATGCCTGCCAACGCGGGCAGGGGTTCGCCGCGTTGGTGCCTGTTGTTAATCGCGTCCGGGTGCTGATATGAGCTGGTTTTTCGACGAAGTCGACGACTACGTTACGCTTGCGGATAACGCTGCGCTGTCTTTCCCGAACGGCGACTGGTCGGTTGCCGGCTGGGTCAAGTTGACCGACAACGTAGGGACGACATTTCAGTATTTTGCATCGTGGAATGCGTTCGGCGCTACGCCGTCATGGCACTGGTATTTCGGGGAGGCAACAGCCGCTGACGCAGCGCTGCGAAATAAATACCAGATCGCGGCTAAATCGGCCAACGGCGTAGATTTTACGAACGGCGCAAACATACCAAGCACCAGTACATCTGGAACCAGTACGGCATGGCAGCACTTAACAGTCACCTATACGGCCAGCACTAGAACGATCCGGTACTACACCAACGGCGTAGCTGACGGATCGCATGTTGTTTCCGGCACGCCAGACGGAATTGATCATACTGGCGCTTTCTATTTCGGCTCGCGCGCCGTTACGCCAACCGACCGTTATTTCGGCGGGCGTCTGGCCGAATTTGCAAAATGGAATAGCGCACTGAATACCACGCAGATTACCGCGCTGGCTGCTGGCGATGCGCCTAGCATTGTCGGCGCTCCGGCGTGGTATTGCCCGATGGTCAATAATTTCACCGAGTCGGTGAATAACATCACGGTCACTGCGGTCGGGTCTGTTACGGATGTTGATCACCCGACGATTAGGTATTCTGCCGCCGCAACGCTATCAGGGAATGCTGCCGCGACGGCCTCGGCCTCTGGCACGCTATCCGGCGGCGCAGGCGCTGATCTGGCGGGTAGTGCGGCATCCGTGGCCACTGCGTCTGGTGTGCTGGTTGGTGCTGCGGCTGTGCTGGCCGGAGGTGCTGTGGCGCAGGCGGCCGCTGCGGCCGCATTGAGCGGTGTGACGATCTTCAACACCCAAGACAGGGGCACGGTCGACCTCGTAAATAGCTCGGTCACGCCAAACGGTTCTACGCCGACTGTATTCGTCAGAAATCGCTGGTTTGCGGATAACTCAGGCGGCGCAAGGATGTCATTCTTCCATGTGACCGGCGTGAATGGTCTGACCCCGGTGTTCGACGTTGATCGGTCGAACATGGAGAACTCCAGCGCAACGAACAAGTTCCTTTGGTCATATACCGGCGAGCGTGATTCGTGGCAGGAATTTACGACAACCACCCGCGTCACTTCACCGAACGTCTATCGGTCATCTAATTCAACCGCGTTTAACCAGGACACGGTTTATGTGTCTATGAATTACCCGTGGCGGATCAGTTACACGCTGCCTTGGATTCAGTCGCTGGAGTCCTCCGGGTTCATCGGGTACGCGCCTTCGGGCGGGACGGCCTATCTTTTCGAGACGCGCACCGCGACAACGAACGGCTCAACTGCCGGGGTCGGTGATGTAATCCCGGCGCAGCCGCTTTATAGCTTCAAGATCAGCAGTGGATCGGGCAATGCGCCAGACGGCCAGCCAAAGCGCAAAATGGTCATGACTGGCGGCATGCACGCCGCTGAGGATGTGGGCAACTACAACCTGATCGGTGCTGTTGAGTTCCTGGTGTCCGCGGACTCGCAAGCCGTGACGGTTCGTGACTGGTTTGACATTTTCGTGTATCCGGTAGTAGCGTCCGCTGGCCGTGCCGGTGGTGCGACACGAAACGATTTTGAAAACAGCTACAAGAGCGAAGACGTCAACCGCTCATGGGATGACGTGCCGGTTCTTGAGTCGATCACAAAGCACAAGGCTGCTGTGCTTGCGGACGTTGGGGCTACGTTTGACGTGCTGTTTGACTGGCACGGCGACATCTTTACCAGTGGTGTTTACGACTATTACTCAAGCAGTGTCGCTAAAAAATCCGTATGGGAAACTGCGATCAGGCAGTACATCGCAGGGATCGCGGTAACGCAGTTCGACGCAGTAGGCACTGCGGGCGTTTGGGCGTATGGCAGCAAGGGGGCGCGCTTCGCTGTCACCCCGGAGCACACCTACAGCGCGACTTTGAACATCACAAACGTTCAGGCGTTTGGTGCAAATCACCTACGGGCCGTGGCGTACCTGATCGCTCAGGGTGAGTGGGGCACCGTCCCCTTGTCCGCCGCTGCCGCCGCCACAGCAACAGCCGCAGCAGCCCTGACCACCGGCATCCCGCTCGCCGGCGCTGCGGTCGGAACCAGCACTGCCACTGGCGACCTGACGGCCCAGGTCTCACTGTCCGGCGATGCGCTCGCACAAGCGACAGCGGCCGCCAGCCTGACAGCCGGCGCGGGCGGATTAAGCGGCGACGCGGCCGCTCAGTCCGCCGCCGCCGCCAGCCTGACGACCGATATTCATCTCGCCGGCGCGGCTGCCGCTCAGGCTGCCGCGAGTGGCACGCTGGCCGGCGGCATTGTTCCGATGCGCCCCATCGTCACCGCCAACCGATTCTCCGGACTTGTCACTGCGAGGCTTCAATGACCACACCCATAATCGTCACCGGCGACGACATGCGCCAGCCGGTGCAGCTCACCATCAACAGCCTGCCATTCGCCATCGGCCTCGCTGGCACGGTCAAGGCGCGCCTTGTTACGCTCGATCATAAAACGGCGCTCACCGTCGTGGTGGATCAATCGCGCAGCGCCGCAGGCGCGGACTGGTCGGCGTCTTTGGTGGTCGTCGAAATGCCGCCCACGGCCACGGCGCCCATTGCCGAGTATGGCCCTTCGCTGCTGGAAGTTCAGGTTGACGACGTCATCAAAGAGACCTGGTTCATCCCCGTCACCATCGTGCAAGGCCACATCGACTAAGCCCGCATCAAGTTTTGCCATTTTTGCGAGAAATGGCAAAGGCAAACCGCCATCCTTCACATCACTCACGAAGGAGGCGCGATGCCAAACCCAACCGAACAGACGGCTGCAAAGTGGTACGAGATCAAGGCGCAGGGCGATGCTGCCGCTGCCGGAGCGCGTGCCGCTGAAATCTACATTTATGGCGACATCGGCAACCGCTGGGACGAGAACGGCGTCATCGCCGCCGATCTGGTGCGCGAGCTGGCCGCCCTCGATGTCGACGCCATCATCCTGCGCATCAACAGCTACGGCGGCTCGGTGCCCGATGGCCTGGCCATCTTCAACGCATTGAAGCGGCATAAAGCCAGCGTCGACGTGCAAGTCGACGGCGTGGCGATTTCCTGCGCTGGCTATATCGCCATGGCTGGTGACACCGTCACCATGGCCGCCAACGCCATGCTGATGATTCATGCGCCCTGGGGCATGGCCATCGGCAACTCGGCCGAATTGCGCGACCAGGCCGACATGCTCGACAAATACGCCGCTGCCATGGCCACCAGCTATGCCACGAAAAGCGGCAAAAGCCGTGACGAATGCATGGCCCTGCTCACCGACGGCAAGGACCACTGGTACACCGCCGACGAAGCGCAGGCCGAAAGTTTCTGTGACAGCGTCGGACCCGCTGTCAACGTCGCTGCCAGCATCGCCCGCAGCTACGACCTCTCCCGTTTTTCAACCCCGGTGGCAGCCGCCACCAATCATCAGGAGCACACCATGCCTGAAGTCAATCCGGCGGCCACTGCCGCTGCCCCGTTTTCCCGCACCAAAGAGCAGAGCGCAGACATTCTCGCGTTCTTCAAGCCCTTCGCTAGCCGTGAAGGCGTGGCCGATCTGCAAACGCAGGTGCTGGCCGATCCCGCCGTCACCGTCGAGGCCGCCAGCTCCAGGCTGCTGACTCACCTGGCCAAAGACACCACCCCGGCAGTGCCGGCCGGGGCTTTCCCGGTGATCGAGACGCTGGCCGACGAAGCCGACAAAATGCGCGGTGCCCAGGTGCAGGCCCTGTTGGCTCGTGCCGGCGTTCGTGACGCCAAGGGCGAAACCATTCGCGTCGATGCCTCGAACCCGTTCCGCGGCCACAAGCTGCTGGACCTCGCGCGTGCATCGCTTGGGCGGGCCGGTATCAATACGGAAGGCATGTCACAGATGGAGGTGGTCGCCGCCGGATTCACCCAGTCCGGATCGGACTTTCCGGTGCTGCTTGAAAACACCATGCACAAGGCGCTGCAGGCTGCATACGCCACCGCCGCGCTGACCTGGAACCGCTTCTGTGCGATCGGGTCGGTCTCCGACTTCCGCGCGCACAGTCGCTACCGCGTCGGCAGCCTGTCGAATCTTGACGCTGTCAGCGAGCTTGGCGAGTTCAAGAACAAAACCATCCCCGATGGCGAGAAGTCGAGCATCACCGCGGCCACGAAGGGCAACATCATCAACCTGTCTCGGCAGGCTGTGATCAATGACGATCTGGGCGCATTCGTCGGCCTGGCCGCCAGTCTTGGCCGCGCTTCCGGGCGCACCATCGAGTCCGATGTGTATGCCATGTTGGCCCTCAATAGTGGCATGGGTCCGCTCATGGGTGACGGCAAGGCGCTGTTCCACGTCGATCACGGCAACATCGCCATCGATGGCGCGTGGGCCGTGACCATTCTTGAGTCGATGCGTACCAAGATGGCCATGCAGAAAGATGTCGGCGACAACGACTATCTCGATCTGCGCCCGGCCGTTGCGCTGTGTTCGATTGGCGACGGCGGCACGTTGCGCGTCATCAACAACAGCGAGTACGACCCGGACACCGCCAACAAGCTGCAGCGCCCGAACATGGTTCGCGGCTTGTTCCGTGATGTGGTCGACACCCCGCGTCTGGCCGCCGGCCGTGGCTATGCCTTTGCCGACCCGGGTGAAGCGCCGGTTATCGAAGTCGCCTTCCTTGACGGAGCGCAGGAACCGTACCTGGAAATCAAGGCCGGTTTCGAGGTCGATGGCGCCAGCTACAAAGTGCGTCTCGACTTCGGCATTGCGGCCATCGACTATCGCGGCGCGGTCACCGCCAAAGGCACCGCCTAAAACCCACCCAGCCACTGACAGGAGAAAACGATCATGGCAAAGAATTACATTCAACCCGGCGAGGTCATCGACTGGACCAACGCCACGGGCGGCACGAAAACATCCGGCAGCGTCATCGCTCTCGGCCAGACCCTGGGCGTGGCGCTGGTGGATATCGCCAACGGCGCTACCGGCTCGGTGCAGATCAGCGGCGTCTTCGAAGTGCCCAAGGTCTCCGCTGCCGTCATCGCCAATGGCGAAAGCCTGGTGTGGGACGTATCGGCCGGCGCCTTTGACGACAACCTCGCCACGCCGGCGGCTGGCGACATCAGCGGTCCGCCCGCCGTCGCCGTCGAAGCGGCTGGCAACGGGGTGACGTTGTTCAACGTCCGATTCACCGGCGTGCCCGGCACCAAGACCTGATAACCGCCCGTCATGACCCGTTTTGCCGCCATCGAAACGCGCCTGAATTCTGCGATCGTCAAGCACCTGGCGAACGCAGTGGCGCTGCTTGCTGGCGGCGAAACGGTATATGGCACCTTCGATTCAGACTATCAGGACGTGTTGGGACAATCATCGTCCCAGCCCACCTTCAGCGCCGACGCACAGGCCTTGTCTGCGCTTGTGCGCGGCGATGTGGTGCTGATTAGTTGCGCTTCGCTCAATCTGGCGCATGTCGGCTTTTCAGTCACCGAGTTTCACCCCGAACACGGCCTGCAGCGCCTGATGCTGCGGCGGGTGGTTTAAGCCATGACCGCCAGCGTCATCGAACAGATCCTCGCCCGCGTGCATGTCGCGCTGCTGGGCGCCACGCCTGCCGGGGCCAATGTCTATCGCGGCCGCGACGATGCCTTCAGCGACAGCGAACTGCCAGCCATCAATATCCGGCGCACCGGCACCGGGCACGACCGGCTGGGCGACAGCGGCGAGCGTATCAGCGTCGACCTCGAGCTCGATCTGCATGTCGCCACGCTCGGCAACTGGGAAACCGCCGCCGACGCCTTGCACATGGCCGCCCATGCCGTGCTGATGACCGATGTGCCACTTACTGCTGCACTGGGGCGCGGCTTGCGCTGCGACGGCACCGATGCCCAGGGCGACAGCGCCGACCGCGTGATCGGCAAATTGACAGCGCGCTACCAGATGCAGATTTTTGTCCGGCCGGGTGACTTCACTCGGGCCATCTCGTAAACATGCCCAGGAGAAGCAAATGATCAACTTCGGCGCAGGAAAACTCATTGCCGTCCCGACCAACCTGGCCGATGGCACCGCCATCGCCAACCCGACCCCGGTCGTGCTCGGCACCATGCAAGACATCAGCCTCGACCTCTCGGTCGAGATCAAGACGCTCTACGGTTCCAAGCGCTACCCGATCGCGGTCGGGCAGGGCAAGGGCAAGACCGAAATCAAGGCGAAGTATGCCGAGATTGACGGCGGCATCCTCGGCTCGCTGTTCTTCGGCAAGGCCGCTACCGCCGGCATCAAGGCCGCCGTGTTCGATTCGGCCGGCACCATCCCGGCCACGCCCTTCCAGCTCACCATGACGCCGCCCTCCAGCGGCACCTATGTCGCCGATCTTGGCGTCATGTTCAGCGCCACCGGCGTGCAGCTCACCCGCGTCGCCAGCGCCCCAGCCACCGGACAATACTCGGTCAACGCCACCACCGGCGCCTACACCTTCGCCGCGGCAGACACCGGCAAGGTCGTCAAGATCAGCTACGAATACAGCGCCGCCGCGGGTGGCCAGGTCTGGACCATGACCAACGAAACCATGGGCTACACGCCCAGCTTCACGCTGCTGCTGCAAAACGGCTACGACGGACAAAACCTCGTCTGCAAGCTCAACCGCTGCGTCTCCGGCAAGCTCTCGCTGCCGCTCAAGTCCGACGATTTCGCCATCTACGACTTCGAGGCCGAAGCCTTCGCCGACGCCGCCGGTTCCCTCGGCTATATTTGCCTCTTCTGATGAGCGCCTCCGTGTTGCGTCTCGCCCCGCTGGCGGGCGCGCCGCTCGGTGTGCGCCTGGCCGCCCGGCTGCGTGGCCTGCTGCAACGCCGCCGGCTGCTGCGGCTGTGCGGCATCGCAACAGTGGTGCTCGAAGGCCGCGTGCATGCCGTCCAGGCCGTGCCGCTCGGCGTCGCGCGCCAACTGGTGCCGGCGCTGATTCGCTGCTCGCGGCGCTTCTCGGCCTGGGAATTCGACGAAGCGCTCTATGACGACATGGTGCAGGTGCTCGCCCTCGGGCTGGGCGCCAAGCCCGCCGACATCGAGCAGCTGACCGTGCCGCTGTGGGACCTGGCGCCGGCGATCGAAGTGATCGCCCGCGTCAATGGCCTGCCGCTGATGGAGGCTGGCGGGGCTGACCTGGGAAAGCTGCTGCAGCTGTTGGCGACTTCGACTGGGACGAGCTCTACGCCTTCCTCATCAGCGCCACCGGCTGGACCT